ATTGAGGTGAGCCTGTTCCTGGAACTGTACTGATTCCAATGTTATTTAATAATCTAAACCCATCAACGCATTGAAGGGTAATTTTTGATGTGTCCTCAATGCCTAATCCATAGGTGCTGTTATAGGTTGTAATGTAGCCAGAGTAAAGATAGTAACGATCAAGCCCAGTACCATCATCATAATCTGCCCAAATACGAATCTTGCGCAGTGGTAGCAACTTGCCAAAGTAGGGAGATGAAACATTCTGAGGCGACCAATCGCCGTTATCATCTGCTAAAACTACCGATGCAGTGCCAGCCTCAAATCTGTTAAGGATTCGGTTTCTGCCTCTGCGAATACTAACCTGCAAAGCAATATTTGAAACATCTACTACATCGCCTGGGGCATCTGCCAAGATACCAGTGCCAAGTGGTGTAGTTGGATCATCAAGTAGCAATGGGTTACCAAAGGCGGGGCCGTTGGCAAAGTCAATAGAAACACCAAGAACAGGTGTGCCTGGCATTACAATTCTAACCTTCTGGCATTAATTGATCTGCCTGAAGTTTGACCAGCAAGCAATCCATTTCTAATTGATTCTTGCAAATCAGATTGAACAACAGTATTGCCAGCATTATTCACAATTACATTTATTGAATTGCTGCCACTGTTAGTAAAATCAGAGGCAGTTGGCATTGATGTTCTCAGTGCATTATCTGCCGCTAAGTAATTTGACAAAGCATCACGAACTGCCTTTTCCTCAGAGGATATTCCACCCTTAGTAGGTGTATCAGGTATTTTTTTAGTAGTTTGTACTTTTTCTAAGAAATTTTCTAATTTAACTTTTACCTCTGCCAATCTTTCACGATCTGCGGCAAATACATCAGTTGCGGGTGGAACATTTTTAGGCGCTACAAATGCGCCCTTGCCAACGGCTAATAGGTAGGCATTTAGTTCTGTAAGAGCCGTTTTCCAGCCATCGGCTGCGGCTAGCCCTGCTGCATCCCAACCTTTACCAAGATTAATATTGCCAGTAACTGAGGCGATGTATTGGAGAACTTGATAGTTGGTTAAATTCCATTTACTAGCAAGAAGGTTTACTTCCTCGCTAGTAATTTTATTATCGGCTATTACTGTTAAAATATCGGCGTATCGTTTCGCTGCGATATTTATACGCTCAGTTGCTTCATAGTTAGCAAGCAGTTGATCGTACATATTCTTTTGAGCAAGGTTTTGTTCTTTAAGAAGGTTTAAACGAACTGCCTCAAGTTGAATAGGATTAGTTTCAGATGTAGGCACTACACCCATTGCCTTTAATTTATTTAACGCTTCCTGAGTTGCAAGTTGTTTCTTTTGCTCAGCGGTTAGTTTTGCAGTATTGAGAACTATCTTATTGGTAGCGACAACAACTGAATTAGCAGCCTTAACCGCAGGTGGGCCGTAAACATTTCCCCAACCATTGTAAACCCCATCTAATTTTGTTGTTTGATCATCAATTGCATCATTGGTTTTATTTAAAGCCTTATAGGCAAGCACCGCTGCGCCTGCAAATACTGCTATTGCTGCTGATGCTGCTAGTGCTGAAACACCACCTGTTGCAAAAGCGGTGGCTATTCCTGCGCTAGTGGCTGATGCTGTTTGCTTAACGAAGGCTATTCTTAACAAATCAATTATTGCAATTAATGCGGCAACTCCAGCATAAACTTTAGTTGCAGCAAAGGTGGCAAATAGTAATGTTGAAAGAATTTTTAAAGTTCCAAGATTTCGACTAATAACACCAAAGAAATCAGTTACATTTTCAATTAAAACAGGAATTTGACCAAGTATGACTGTTAGTCCATCGGCTAATTCATCTTTATTGGCGTTAATCCAAGCCTCTAATTGAGGTAAAACCTGAGTTGAGATCACACTAGCAAATTGCTCAATTACAGGAAGGAGTGCATAACCTAGAGTTTCGAGGATTTCGCCATAGGCAATATTTAATCCCTTTAATCTACCTTCTAAAGTTTTAGCACGAACATTAGCCTGATCTTTAAAGGTATCATTTAAAACGCCAAGTGCTCTGTTAAAATCTTTTGATTTAATTGTATTGGCATCAAGTGGAATACCAAGGCGAGTTAGCGCACCAAGGTTGCCATTTACTGCTTTACTCAAGGCTAAAGAAACAGTTTGTAAATCTTTGCCAGTGCCAGCAGAAACATTAAGCGCAGTTCCAAGTAATGATTGCGCAGAGGCAACATCGCCAGTTGCTCTGGCTAGTGTAGCCAGCGCTGGGCGGAGTTCATCATCGGCAACAGAAACTTCTTTTTGTAATAAAGTTATGTAATCCTCAGTGCTTGCAATAACTGCATCTGTTGCACCAACAGTATTTCTTAAAGTAGAGGCAAGGAGTGCTTGGCTCTTTTGATCCTCCATCGCTGCACGAACTGCATCAGTTCCAACCTTAACGGCGAACGCACCAACGGCAGCACCTGCTGCGGCAAAGGCTAATGCGCTTTTTTTGGCAAAATTATCAAAATCTTTACCAAGTTTTGCAATATCTTTTCGAGCAGCCTTGGAACCTTTATCAGTGTATTGCGTAATAATTCGAGCAATAATTGAGCCAAGGGCCATTTTAACTCCTACTGTTTAAATTGTTTTGTAATGTTTTTTTAGCATCCTCTAGGGCTGCTGCAACTCGTTTTTGAATTGCCTCTTTATCTTTATCAACAACTGCCCAAATAAGGCGGGAGGCTTTACCAAATGAGTTACTTAAATATCTAATAAATTGATTTCGTGATGCGTTGCCACGCCTGCCCGCAACTTCAAATATTGCACCAGCGGCGCTCTTATTAATTAATGCGCCAGCGCTAGTAGTGTAATCACCACGAACCTTGCCTTGCGCTCTACTTTTAACAATACCTGTTTGAATTTCGCTTACATCCCAGGCTGGCCAGCCAGCGCCACCCCTACTTCTAGGATTAGTGGCTGGAGTTTTGCGCCAGCCACGCATCGGAGTTCCATAAGCAGGATTTGTGAATTGAACAACTAGATTATCTGCTGATCTTTCAGCCCTGTTTAATTCATCATTAATTACTTTATTGAATTTCCTAGCCGCTGCTTTATCAAACTCTTTTAACGCATCAATTGTTTCTTTGATACCTGTTAAAACGATAACTTCATCGGCCATATTTATTCGCCTTTGCTCTTTCCTTTAGATAAGCAAACATTGCTTCTAAGACACCATCGGGGGCATCTATCAAATCAATAGGAGAGATGCCTAACTCCACCGAGGCCGTTGCAATTGCAAAGGTTAGGCTATCTCGGTGGATTCTGAATTTGGGTCAGAAACCATTTCGACAGATTCAAGCGTATCTAAAAATTCAGGGCCAAAAGGTTTTACAACTCGACCATTATCTCTTAGAGATTGCCAGGCCAAAAAGTAGATATGCTCCATCTTTTGATCCTCTGCAAATAATTTTGCCAATCCTTTACCGAACTTTTGTTCAAAAGCAACGATGGTGCGAGGCCGTAATACATAAGTTGCATCTACACCATCATTGGTTTTGATCTTTAGTGATAGTCCATCCATTTTATTTCCCCCTAGTTAGTTATGATGTTGCTTTTGTTATTGCACCTGATATTGGCCAGGTAACACTTGCTGTTGCTAGTTCACCAACGGCACCTGATAATGGTTGCCATTCTGAAACTAATGCGTTAAATGAATATGATGGATTTGTTGCAGTAGTACTACCTGCCACTGGCTTAATTACCATTGCAGCAGAAGTTCCAATTGTAGGATAAACAATTGATTCAAGAAGTCCAGAGCCGAAGTCCTGGAAAAATTCAACTGTTACCTGATTATCTGCTAATCCTGCCACGCGAGTTCTTGCGGTGTTTCCAAAAGATGTTGTATCTACTACATCTAGTGAGGTGCTTAAAGTTATTGAACTTACATAACTTGAAACATCAGTGCTTGCAAAAGTAACTGAAGCGTTAGTTAATACGATTCTTGCCATTATGCAACCGCCTTAGTGATTGCTCCTGAGATTGGCCAAGTAACAGATGCAGTGGCTAACTCGCCAACTGCGCCTGAGAGTGGTTGCCACTCTGCTACTAGGGCAGTAAATGTATAAGATGGATTTGTTCCACTAACTGTTGTATCAACTGGGGTAACAACAACAGTAGTTGTAGTTCCGATCAGTGGATAAACTGTTGCTTCTACATTTGATGTTGCAAAGTCCTGATGAAATTCAAGAGTTACAGAATTATCTGCCAAACCAGCAACTCGGCTCCTTGCTGCTGTTGATGAGAACCCTGTTGTATCTACAACATCGGAACTTGTGCTTAGGGTAACGCTAGCGATGTGATCTGATAAATTAACTGCATTTATCGTAATTTTCGCATTAGTTAAAACGATTCTTGCCATTATTTGTAGGCTCCTTCTTGGATTGCTGGTTTGGTTGTTCCCCCAGTTGCTTTAATGTGATCGCCAGAGATCAGTGCTTCGATGTTGGCTCCTGCACTAAGCAATTCTTTTTCGGTGATTGATTCACCCTTCTTTTTATTACAAACCTCTAGTTCTGAGGTAATTACATAAGACATTTTTTCTCCTTATCCATAAAGTGTTACTCGGTATCTGTAAGATAAAAACAAAGTTCCAGCAGAATCATAAGTTCCACCCTCGGCACTAATAACTCTAAGGGTATTTACTGCTCCGCCTAAAGTTCTATCACTTTCAATTGCAGTTTTAATTGAGCCAGCACCTGATCCTGCTAGAAAAGCATCTAACTTATCCTGGGCTACTCTTTCTGATAGGCGCTGAACAATCACCAACACATCACAATTGGCTTGATCTAAGCCTCTCGCATTGTTTAAATCGAAGGTGAAATCTAGTTGCCCAATAATCGCTGCTGGTGGTGTTACTGTATCTGGAATTAAATCATACACTCTAAGCCCAGTTATTGTTTGTAGGTTAGTTTTTAAACCATCTCTAACATTGCTTGGAATCACTTAGCCAAGCCGCCGTTCTTGCGGAATGGGCGCAGTAATACTTCAACATCAGCATCGAGGCGAGAATATAATCTAACAGTTCCCATTTCAGGGCTGCCTGCAATTCCAAATGGTGATTGCCTGCGACCAAATAATCTTGATGATTGAATCAGAGTTGCCATATTAACTTCAGGTGGTACTGCGGTGAATCCCCAAACACCTTTCACTCGCACTGCTTGAGGTAATTGATAAGGAAAGATATAACTGCCTATTGCTAATAATCTATTATATGGAAAACCTTTAATTGGATTATTGATTGGCTCAACCATAAAATCAGAGGTAGTAAAAACTGTTCCATAAGTAAAATCAAAGTTATCATCAGTAGCAATTTCACTAACAGTAGTTATATCATCAACATTAATTGTATAAGGATCAAGAGCGGTGTAATAGCGGGTAACTGGTGAACCCACACTGCCATTAACATAAAAGAAGCGCTCAGTGTAATCATCAATCATTCTGCTTGCGGCAGTAATCGCTGCCTCTAAAGCGGTATCATCAACTGCATCTGTAATATTTAATGATGCTTTTAGTTCAGCAAGTGTGCAGTAACCATTAACAATTGCCACGCTTTATCCTTCTTTCCGCTTTAGGTAAAATTGCTCTTTCAAGCAAAGGCTCGGCAGTAGCCGTTTCCTTTGGTTTTATTTTTTTCTTAAAAATCTTTTTTAATGTTTCCATAATTTATGGTGCCTATCATCTAGCCAATATGATTTTTGATGAGGCAAGATAGCCCCTGTGTGTACAAATATTGGATAACCTAATGAGCGAATGCGGCGGCTAAAAAGTAAATCCTCACCAATCCATTCACCATTTATCGGGCCATCCCAGAACCAGCACCAATTTTTACCCATACTAGGATCGGCTGTTTCACGCATTTTTTCTAACACGCTGCGGTGAATTAATAGGCATCCAGTGCCTGCTGCATCTATTTCAAAAACTTTGTTCTCATCATATTTATAGAGAGGTAAGAATCCCTCTGGCGCATCTTGGAATATCGCTGGAACTGGTTTTGGATACTCGCTCTTGCCGTCATTAAAAGCAGCAAATACTAATCCTGCTACAACTGGCCGTTCTAAATCGTGGGCTGTATCAATCAACTTATCAAAAGTTGCAACCCCTAATTGCTGATCGCTGTCCACCATCAGAAGCCAATCAGATTTTGTGTTATCTAAAAATTGTTTAACTATCTGATTACGAATTTTAGAAAGTAATCCTGAACCTTTAACCCTTACAAATGGCCCTAATCTTGATGATCTTGATTGGGCTAATTGAATCATTGTGTATGCAAATGAGCCATTAACTTGACCCGAATCGCAAGAACCTATTGTTACTTTGTGTGCGCTTTTCATAGTTCCCCCGAACTACTTAGGAGTTTAGGTGGTTTAATCGGGGGAGGTTAAACCACCTAAACAGTTCTTAATTGCCTTCTAAATTAGAAGGTTGGTGCGGTTAAGCCAGTTCCGCTAATAATTGAAGCGGCTTTCGCATATCGCTCTGCGGTGAAGGCTGCATATCCATAAACAACTGTTTTAACAGTTAATGAACTTGCACCTGTCGCCTCGAAACGAAGTGAGAATGGTGATCCTGGTTGCTCGAATAGGTGCATCTCTCTTGAATCAACCAAGTAGATTTCATCTTGGTTTGTTGAAGCGCCATAGGTTAAGCCTACTGAAGCATCAACAATAATTGGCAAGCCAAGTAGTTGGTAACCTGAGTTGCCATATTGTGCAACTCCTGCACCTGTTGCAACAGCATTCATTGGGCCGTTTGCTGCTGGTACGACTAATGGGCGGTTAGAACCATCAACGCCTGCTAGCAAGAATGCTAAACGGCGTGGTGCCATAATCCAGTGCGTTGGTGTTGCGAATGTATTTGATTGAACCTGAGCCAGTGCATCGGCCAATTTTGGATACAATAACGCAACTGTTGGAGATGTTGAAGTGAAAGTAATTGCGTTTCCACCAGAGTTACGAATACCCTTGATGGTTCCAGCAGTTCCTGCACCATTTAGTACCTGTGCATCAAGTGTGGTGTGCCATGAACGAATCAAATCTGCAACAACAAATGAATCAATACCTGTTCCACGCTCAATTGCTTGGCGTGATAGGTCTTGCTGTCCAGCGATTGTACGAACATCCACTGTTAATAGAGTGTCATCAGCATCAGTTTCAGAAACATCAGTTGCCTGAGTTTGTTGAATTGCTGTTGATGTGCCAGTAGTCATGCGGCTGATGTTTATAGTCATTCCGCTTGGTGGCAGTGCAATCTTATTGGTTGCAAAATCTAGCGTTGGGCGACCACTTCTGGAAAGGGGGGCTGCTAGTCCAGTAAGATACTGAGGAACTACTAAACCTTCAAAGTTTGCAGTTGTTCCATCACGGCGTTCAATTTCTTCTTCTCGCATGTGGCGTGCTAGGCGATCTGAAGCATTGAAATCTTGCTTGAATTGTGAATTGTAAGCATCACGAATAAATGATGCTCCTGAGTTTTCAGTGTAGGTACGCTCCTCACGGATTACCTTTGCACCGCCAGCCTTTGGCATTGCTACATCTGCAACTGCTGCACGAACTTCTGCAACCTTTGCATCTGCATCTGCCTGGGCCTTTAGGTTTTCAATCTTTGAATCTAGTGAGCGTGATTCTGCAACTAG